TATTCGGCAGAGAACGAGGTCGCATCCCTGAAGCGTAAGCTCATTGAGTTCCTTGTATGCAAACCTATTCAGGGCATTGATGAACTGACTATGTTTAGGAAGCTTGACTGGATAAACGAGCATTTTCAATTCATTGACGGCAACAGGCTATTCAACGCATTCGACTTGCTTGAGGTGATGGAGTCCATCAAAAATGAATGGGACTACACAGGAGCTTTGATTGACCCATACAACTCCCTAACCACCGACCAAAAGAAACTTGGCAAGACAGGAATGCACGAATATCACTATGAGGTAGCATCAGCATTTCGTGTATTTGCTCACAAGCAGAACATCACGACCATAGTAAGCACTCACCCTGTTACCGAATCTCAAAGGCGTGTATACTACAAAGGACATCCATACGAAGGCCATCCAATGCCACCAATGGCATCAGATATTGAAGGAGGGGGCAAGTGGCAAAATCGTAGCGACCTTACACTTGTGATTCACCGTTTTTCCAACCATAGTACTGATTGGATTTACACCCACATCCACGTCCGAAAGGTCAAGGAGATGGAAACAGGAGGCCGTGTAACGCCTCTTGAAACACCCCTCGTACTTCAGTCCATAATCGGCAACGTAGGATTTAAGATAAATGGTCGTAATTTGTTGCTGCAAACAAAGGATGAACCTACCCCACTAATCAGCCCTGACGATGTACCCTTCTGAAGAACTCCACGACCTGTACATCAGGGAGAAGCAACTTATGCTTTCGGGTACTGCTATATGGTTGGCGCAACAGGCGGCAGATAAATCCAACGGCAGAGAAGTCCAAGACGAGCTACTTGACCATGTTATGAACTGCCATCACGCAGACCAACTATTGCAGCAGTTTATTGACTACCGCTTGTTTGCCAACCGTAAACTCAATGAGGTGATGTTAGCCAACGCTACCTTGAGGATGAACAACGAGGAGATGATTATGGAGATAGAGCGTTTGCAACGAATCATAGAGGACAACTTATGAAGCAAATCCTTTCACCATTTCAGCAGCTTGAATGCTTCCGTGTGGATGGCGTTGACTACATCTGCTTGGACTACCAAATCATCCAAGACTCGGATGACAACCTTGTAGAGTGGTGTTCGTGGTTTAAGTTCAAGAGGCTATCCGACCACAAGCACTACCTACTACCAATAACCAAAATAATAGAAACCCAAAAAGAGGGCAGAGCAACACTCTGCAAATGCAAATGAGAACTTGGGAACTACAAAAACTAAAGCAAGCAAAGAACCAATACTTCACACGCTGCGGCTTTGAGGATGACGGAAGGCGCACCCGTGAGCTTGCACTTATGCGGGGGGCATTTACTTGTGCATTCCGTAGTGCAGGTACTTTAATGGAGCTTGGGAAAATCCTAACCCGTGACCATAGCAGCATTGTGCATTCAATAAAAGTTCACGAATCAAGGCTGATGTACAGGGACTACCGACACTTCTACAAAGTGGCCTGTCAAGTGCGTGATGAGTTGGATATTGATGTAATGGAGAAAGTAGACCTGAAGTCATACGAAAACGAAATTACTCGGCTCAATGATATGGTATCAGAGTTAGTTAAGTATAAAGAACTATATTTAACTCTCAAAAAGACATTCGATGAATTTTAACGTAGGCATCTACCCTATCTACGGCTTGGTCTTTGGTGTGAACTGGTCAAAGACCGATTACCTTGACGAAGAAGAAACCATCCAACAGGTACAAATAGCACTTGGCATTGTCATCATTGAGATATCGTGGAACTCCTAAACGTACTTGCTGAACGTCATACTGATTGGATTCGGATGGTCAAGAGCTTTGGTGCAGATCAAGACCTTGCCAACGACATCGTCCAAGAGATGTACGTTCGCTTGTACAAGTACGTGGGTGAACCCGAAAAGATTATGTACAACGAGCAGGAGGTTAACACCTTCTTCGTGTACGTGACCCTTCGGAATATGTATGCCACCTTGATGAAGGCCAAAGGCCGCATCACTTTTGTGGACATCAGCCAACTGGAAGACGAGTTAATCTTTGAAGACACCAACCACGAGGCAGAAGAAGCCATTGTAAACCTCTACGATGAGATATGGGAGCAGACCGATGATTGGCATTGGTACGATAAAAAGCTCTTTGCCTTGTACCACAACACGGATATGAGCATCCGTACCCTTGAAAAGCAAACTAAAATATCAGCACGTTCAATTTTCAATACCCTAAAAAATGCAAGAGAACGAATCCAAACCGACTGCAACGACCACTACCAAGCGTGGAAGGAAGCCTCGCAAGAGTAGCGGACTAGGTGACACCATCGAAGCCATCACAACTGCCACAGGCATCAAGGCAGCAGTTGACTGGTTTAGCGAAGCAACAGGCGTTGACTGCGGATGCGATGCTCGTAAGGAGAAGCTCAACAAGATTTGGCGGTACAGGAAGCCCGAATGTCTGACCAAAGAGGAGTACGACTTTATCGGTACTATCAAGGGTCGGAATGTAATTACGGCAACGCAACAAACGGAGGTTAACAAAATCTACAACCGAGTCTTTAACGACAACGTACAACCGACCAACTGCGGATCTTGTTTGCGTGGTAGGGTTCAAGAATTAGAAACCCTGTACAACGCCTACTGATGTACGGAGCAAGAAAGTTTGTACAGGAATCCTACGATCGCAACGATGAGTGGGGTAGGAATGTACTGGTACAATGGCTTGAATCGTTTTCTAACAGGTTTGAAATAGTCACTAAAGACAAGGAGGACTACAAGGTTGACGTACTTACCTATGACACCAAAAACAAAAAGCAGATAGCCTTTGAGGTTGAGGTCAAGCACAACTACCCATTCACCGATGAGGATTCTTTTAAGTTTGATACGGTAAGCTTCTTGGGTCGCAAGAAGAAGTTTGGTGACTTCTACTATGTGATTGTATGTGCTGAAACGGAAGCTCTGCTGATGGCTCACTCTGATGTCATCTACCGAGAAGAATACCGTGAGATTAAAACGATAGCAACAAACGAGCGAAACGGCTTGGACGAGTTCTATCGTGTCCCTAAATCTAAATGTTTATTTTATGCCAATACCAAAACCTAACTTTAGTGAAAAGCAATCCGACTTCATTCAGCGTTGCATGGAGGCCATCGGAAGCGAGTACACCGACAAAGACCAAGCAGTAGCAGTTTGCTACACACAATGGAGAGAGGGCAAGTAGCCCTCTTTTTTATTCAAAGGATATTCAGTTTCGTGCATAGGGTTGTGGGTATGAATGCTTTGCGTACATTTGGGTATCATTTAAAACCAATCAGAATGAAAAACATACTTTCTTTTATCGCCCAAGCAGTTGCTGCCTTCGTGGTAGTGATGGCATACCTACACATCCTTGAATACTTTGGAATATGATCTTTGAGATTGATGACCTTCAGATGTGGCTTGAGGACTCTCACGAGATGCCACAGGCTTACTGGGATGCAGTAGAAGCAGCAACCGATAGAGAATACCTTGCTCAATGGCTTGGCTACGAATCGGTAAAGGATATGGAGAAGTACGAGATGACCATTGAGTACATTGAAGAATCCTACAACGAGGATGGCTACACCAACACCACGAGCTATCCCACCTCGCACATTGAGAATCCACCTACCAAGATGGATATGGAGCTTTACTACAAATGGATTAATTGGGCAACACAAGCAGCAGCAGATGAATACTAAACTAAAAACCGCAATGGCTCTATTCTTTGATAACAATCCTGAATTCAGCGATGCTACCAAAGAGATGTACCTCCACATTGAGCGCAGTCAACTTCAGTCATCCTACTTTATTGGTATGGTGAGTCACGATTCACAAAGGTCAGGTGAGGAGTTCTTTAATGAGTTTTACGAATAATTTACTATCTTTAACAAAACCAATCAAATGAAAATCATAGAACTACTTGATGGCAGCACTTGGGATATTGAAACCATCAAATCCAAGATGCACGATGATGACTTCTACTACGGCAACCTTTCAAAGAATGCCCTGTCTTCGTCAGCTTGTAAATTATTATTAACCTCACCGAAGACCTACCACTACGTCACCAAGTACGGCAGCCAAGATTCGGATGCCTTCTCGGTAGGTAGGCTCGTTCACCTGATGGCTCTTGAACCTCACCGAGTGGAGGAGTACAAGGTGATTGAGGTGCAGAGCAAGAACGCAAAGGCTTGGCAGGAAGCAAAAGGCGAACGCAACCTATGCACTAGAAAGGAGTTTGACGAGGCTCAACGGATCGCTGATTCCCTACTTCGCAACGAATACTTCCTGTCAATGATTGAGGACTGCTCGTTTGAGCAACCTGCGATTGGAACCATTGGCGGTATGCCCTTCCGTGCAAAGGCAGACATCATTGCTGATGGCTTCTTGGGTGACCTCAAGACTACCACCGACCTACGAGCATTCCCCTACTCGGCAAAGAAGTACGGCTACGATGTACAGGCGTTCATCTACACTCGGTTATTCGGTGTGCCGATTGACAAGTTTTACTTTATCGCTATTGACAAGGCGAGTCTTGATGTAGGCATCTACTCCATCACCCCTGAATTCGTAGCAGAAGGCGAAAGAAAAACGCTTGAGGCAATTGAATTGTACAAGCAGTTCTTCATCTTGGGTGAGGATTTGGACTCGTACACAATCTTCGGGGAGTTGTAAGATGGGAAGGGCTACTGAACTATTGGCGTTGTCAAATATGACAAGTGAAGAACGAAAGCGGTTTGCCTACGGCAATAACGCAGCAACATACTTCACTCACATCACAATAACGAATGAACTTTTGAAGTCGGTAAAACCAATCCAACACAAAAAATGAGAGAGCAATTTATGCGGATAGCAATGGCAAGGCTACGCAGCACCTATCCTTTCAAACCCCAACGCAGAGCCGTTGCTGCTCGTATGTGGGTAGACTACCTTGAGCGTCACGCAATGCGTGAGTGGATGCGAACCGAGCAAGAACTAAACGAACGAATGGACATCATCGGGCAGAACGGAAATACAGGGGAGCATTATGAGAAAAGGTAAGGCATCAACGATTAGATACAAGGCGAATAGGCGTAAAACAAAAGGGCTACACAAAGGACACGCTGCAAAACATCTTGCTGAACAAAGAGAAAAGGAACGACCACCAATTATGAAACGGAGACCTAAAGACGAACATCAAGACATAGAACACTATGAGTAGACCCTTCGTACTTGCGTTTCACAAGGTCAATTCAGGCGTAAGCTACCACCGTGTGTTTGCTCCGTTAATCTGCCACCAAGAGGTGGATGTGATGTTCATTGAGAAGATCACGGACGTTGAACCCGATATGTGGTCAAAGGTCACCCACATCTTCGCAAGTCGTGCTTTTCCAGTTGAGCCGTTTGAGGACTTTGTAAAGCTCTGCCGAAAGGAAGGAATTAAACTAATCGTAGACAATGATGATTGGTGGGTGCTACCACCTAACCATCCCCTAAATGGATTCTATGGTATGCAGATGAAGGAGCGCATCATACGCTCTATGAAAGCAGCAGACGAGGTATGGGTCACCAACAAGCATCTAGCCTCAAAGGTGAAGAAGTACAACACCAACATCCGAATCATCCCCAACGCCATCAGCGTACCCACTTGGCAGATAAACCGAGAACCAAGCGACAAAGTAAGATTCGGTTACATCGGAGGCAACCACCACCAAGCGGACGTAAAAGCATCTACCATTGACCTTACTGGTTACGAAGCATTTGTTGCTGATGTGGATGGTTACCCCGAAATGATGAAAGCACCATACAAGCTAAACACCTTCCCCCCGAACTCATACCACCGCCTGTATGACTTCTTTGATGTTAGCCTTGTGCCTTTGGTCGGTTCGGAATTTGCCAAGTGCAAATCGCACCTAAAGATGCTTGAGGCAGGATTTAGTCGTTGTGCGCTTATAGTGAGCAACACCCATCCCTACACCCCCTACATCACCAAAGACAACTGCATTGCCATCAACCACCCATCTGAATGGGCAGGAGCAATCAAGAGGCTAAACGATAACCCCAACCAAGTCCAAGATCTTGCTGATTCGTTATACGAATTCGTGCAAGACTTCACGATGGACAAGATAAACGAACTGCGATGCTTTACATTGTAACCCCCTGTTCACGCCCTCAAAACCTCAAGTACATTAGGCAGCACATTCCTGAATGGGCAACGTGGGTGGTGATGATGGATGCCTCCACCAACTACAAGGAAGCAACAGGCGCAGCAGTAACGCACTACTCAAAGCAGACAGGCCATTGGGGACACCCACTACGCAACGAGTTCCTTGACCTCTACCAAGAGCAATTCACTCAAGAGGATTGGGTTTACTTCTTGGACGATGATAACATCCTGCACCCGAAGTTCAACGAGGAATGGAGCAACATACACAACCTTGATTCCTCAATCGTAACGTGGGGACAAGAGGGAAGGCTACGCCCTACCGACCAACCAAAAGTCGGTAACATAGATACCGCCTGTTTTATGTTCAAACCGTACCATCTGCCAACCCTACGCTTTCAGATGGCCTACGAAGCCGATGGTATGTTTGCTGAAGCAGCAGCCAAGCGAGGCACACTCATCTGCGTAGATGCTTACCTTTGTTATTACAACGCACTCAAATGAAACGATACCAAGACATTGATGGGTGGTTCAACCACCAAGCAGCATACGACTTCCTCCTCAAGCAAGTGCCTGAAGGCGGCTCTTTCGTAGAACTCGGAGCATGGCTCGGCAAGTCCTCTGCCTACCTATGCGACCAAGCAACACACCAACAAATAACAATCATTGACTCGTTCAAAGGAACGGCAGAGTACATAGACTCCTACTACCAACTCGCCAAGACCAAAGACATCTACAACCTGTTCTTGGAAAATATGGGTGAACGTAATTACAATGTAATTAAAGCAACATCCAAAGCAGCAGCACGTAAGTTCAAAGCAGAGTCTATTGATGTGGTATTCATAGACCTTGACCACTCCTACGAGGCCGTGAAAGAGGACATCAAGCTATGGCTACCCAAAGTAAAGAAGGGAGGCTACATAGCAGGAGACGATTACCACGAAAATTGGAAAGGCGTAATCCAAGCAGTAGACGAACTACTCCCCCACGCCACGTTCATTGACGATTGTTGGGTTTACCAAAAGTGAAGAACCACACAAAGGTCTACCTGAAGGGGATGGGTTACGATGTAACCGACTGGATTCCTTGTGAGGTATGCCAATCACAGGCCGTAGACATCCACCACATAGAAGCTCGTGGTATGGGAGGTAGCAACAACCGAGATACCATAGAAAACCTAATGGCTCTCTGCCGTAAGTGCCACGTTGCATTCGGTGACAAGACCCAACACAAAGAGATGCTCAAAGCAGTCCACAACCACCACTTGTCAAAAAGGGTTATTTAGTTGAAAAATACAAGTATAAACAATGGCATTTGAAAAAGGAGTTAGTGGCAACCCTGCTGGTAAACCGAAGGGAGCAACAAACAAAACGACCAACAAAATCCGTGAGGCATTCCAAAAACTCATTGAGGATAACTTGGAGAATATGACCGTATGGCTTACGCAGGTAGCTGCCGATGACCCGAAGGGCGCACTTGACCTGTTGAACAAGATGGCAGAGTACACGACACCTAAACTCGCAAGGGTAGAGAACTCCCACGAAGCAGCAGATGAACTCACCCAAATCAAAGTAGAGATTGTCCGTACTGGAAGTAAAGACTAGTGAACTCTTTGAAAAGAACTACACCGCCCCCACACGGATCGTAGTCAATCAAGGAGGCTCACGTTCAGGTAAGACCTACTCCATCTTGCAGATGCTTATTGTCATCGCAATGCAAGAAAAGGGTAAGGTCTTTTCCATTGTGCGTAAGTCGCTGCCATCACTCAAGATGACCGCCTACCGTGACTTCTTTGAGATACTCCGCAATATGGATTTGTACGATGAGTCACGCCACAACAAGAGCGACTACACCTACACCCTCAACGGCAACCTCTTTGAGTTCATCAGCCTTGACCAACCGCAGAAGAAGCGTGGCGCAAAGCGTGACTACCTTTTTTGCAACGAGTGCAACGAACTCACATTCGAGGACTTCTTCCAAATCCTTGTCCGCACAACGGGAAAGATTTGGATTGACTACAACCCATCAGATTCTTTCCATTGGATTTACGATAAACTTCTGACTCGTGATGACGTAACGTACATACAAAGTACATACAAAGACAACCCATTTCTTGAGCAGTCAGTCATACAGGAGATTGAACGCTTGATGTACACCGATGAGGACTATTGGCGCATCTACGGCTTGGGTGAGCGTGGTATGAGCCGTGCTACCATCTTTCAATTCGGTACAAGCGACATACCTGCTGATGCCACCCTGCTATCCTACGGAATGGACTTTGGCTACACCAACGATCCCACCTCGCTTGTTGCGGTGTACCAATCTGGCGGCAACCTGTACGCTGATGAGTTAATCTATCAAACTGGTTTAACCAACCCCGACATCAGCAACGTCTTCAAGACCCTAAACCTTGACAGGCGCACGGAAGTATTTGCTGACTCTGCTGAACCCAAATCCATTGAGGAACTGCATCGCATGGGATGGAACGTGAAACCCACGCAGAAGGGCGCAGATAGCGTTATAGTGGGTATTGACGTGCTAAAGCGTCACAAGCTATTCATCACCCCACGAAGCAAGAATCTAGAAAAAGAACTGCGCAACTACAAATGGACAGAGGACAAGAATGGCAACCTCTTAAACAAACCCATAGATGCGTTTAACCACGCCATAGACGCAATGCGCTACGCAACATACAACAAGCTATCCAAGCCCAACTACGGGCGGTATGCCATACGCTAAATTCAAAAGGTTATTTTATTGAGATGCGGTTAATAGTACCCAACCAAATGAGCGAGATAAAACTCGCTGACTACCAAAAGTTCATCCGTCTTGAAGGTGACGAGGAGTTCCTGTCACGCAAGGCCATTGAAATCTTTTGTGGGTTGTCAATGGAGGTCATCCTCCAGATGAAGGCATCAAGCCTTGCAAAGACCGCAGGAGTGCTTTCAAAAGCGTTTTCCGAGAAGCCCACCCTCAAGCCTCGCTTTATGCTTGGCAAACAGGAGTTCGGGTTTATCCCTTCGCTTGATGAGATCACCGTAGGTGAACTCCACGACATTGACGAGTACGTTACCGATATGCAGACGATGCATAAAGCAATGGCGGTCTTGTACCGACCTGTCACCGCAAGAGTCGGAAACCGATACGACATAGAGCCATACGAGGGTACTGCCAAGTACGCAGAGCAGATGAAGAACGCACCCCTTGACGTAGCCATTGGCGCAATGGTTTTTTTTTGGACTTTAGGAAACGATTTGTCGAGGGCTTCCCTGAAATCTTTGGCGAAGGGGAATCCGATGAATTTAGTCCCACTAATCAGTTTTCTAAAAAATGGGGTTGGCTACCAATATACCACCAACTTGCAGGAGGTGATGCTCTTAAATATGAGCAAGTATCAAAGCTCCCTGCCGCCTTCGCCTTCACGTTCCTCACGTTCGAGAAAGACCGCCTCGAAACGGAACACCGCATCCTCCAAAAACAACTAAAGAAATGAGGCAGTTTTACAACATCACGCAAAAGCTAAAGGACACCCTCGAAGCCCATAGCCAAGTCAATGTGGTGACCACAGGAGATGTCTACGATGTAGACCTCAACAAGCAGACCATCTTTCCACTCTCGCACATCATGGTAAACCAAGCCACGTTCGAGGGGCAGGTGGTACGGATGAGCATTAGCCTTATTTGTATGGACGTGGTGGATGAAACGAAAGAGAACCCACGAGAACAAAATGAGCCGTTCTACGGAACGAGCAACGTGCAAGACATACTCAACACCCAACTCGCAGTAATAAACGATGTGGTGCAAGAATTACGCAGAGGGCAGTTGTACTCTGACTTGTACCAGTTGGACGGCAGCCCTACCTGCCAACCATTCACCGAACGCTTTGAGAACCTTCTTGCTGGATGGACTGCAAACTTTGACGTGCTGCTCTCTAACACTGAAATCAGCATTTGCTAAATGGAAGTGCGGCAGGATAGGGTAAAGGCAAGTCTTCAAAAGTTTGCCGATGGCGTAGTCGAACAGGCTAAAGCCAACCTTGCTCGTGAGAATAAAAACGTAACGGGTACTCTATCGCAGTCCATTGCCTACGATCTTGAGGTCGGGCCTAATTCATTCTTCTTGCGTTGGAAGATGGATGACACCGCCCCTTATTGGAAGTTCCAAGACTTGGGTGTTCAGGGTAAGTCCTCATCTACCAAAGCTCCAAATAGCCCATACCGATTTGGTACAGGAAAAAGCGGAATGCGTGGCGGCCTTACGAGAGCCATCAACGAATGGGTACGTAGGCGCAGATTCCAATTCCAAAGCCGTGAGGAGGGCAGTCGTGGTCAGTTCTTGAGTTACGATGCTACTGCGTTTTTGATTACAAGAAGCATCTACAACAAGGGCATCCGCACCACCAACTTCTTTAGCACACCATTCAAGCTCAAGTTTCAGCAGTTGCCTACCGAGATAGCAGAGGCATTTGCACTTGACCTTTCTGACTTCCTACGATTCACGCTACAACCGAAACAAGAAAAATGAGCGTCCCATCCATATCCACTCCAAGCAGCCTATCGCTAACGAGAAGCCCTTTATTTGTAACGGGTAAAAACAATACCCTTGCTGCTGACTCGCTTGACTCAATGACTTTGCAGCTCAAGATATTTACAGGCATTAAGTCGCTTCCTGCGGGGTCAGCAAACTACACGCTGACTAAAAACTACTCCATTGAGGAGGTAATCAACTTTGAGATTAGCGACCTAATCCGTAGTGAGTTCAGCCACAATTTTGGGGTGTATAACACACAAGGCTATGCCGAATCACCCGAAGGCGAGGTAGTGTGGGTTGCTCCGCTTGGTGATTGGACTTACTCTGACAATGGAGCAGTACCTATTGAAGCACCATTCCAAACAGGGGTAGGACTTGCATTTATTGCTACCGATGGATGGGCGAAGATGACCAACATCGCACCAACCGCTACCACGCAACTGCTGCTGACCGCAAACACGACTCGCTACGCAGCGTTAGGTAACTACGAAACCATCCCCCTCTACAATAGCGTAGCCAATGACTTCGGAGGCATCAGCATTCGGTATAGCGACAACCCAAGTACGCTCTACTCGTTTAATACGGTAGGGCCTTCAGGTGGCGTTCCACCTGACCCTGCTTCAACCGACACCCAAGACCTTGTAATTTATGCAGGGGTTGGGCCTCAAAATCTTGAGTCGTTTCTTGCTGGTAACTCACGCCCATCGCAACATCCGACTGCCGAATACTACGATGTCATCTTTGAAGAAACGGATGGTACACCAATCACAACGGTACGATACAACCTCGTATGCGAACCCAAGTACACACCCTACCAAATCGGTTTCATCAACCGCTATGGCGTAGCCGAGTACATCACGTTCTTTAAGAAGTCCACCGAGCAGGGCAACTTCACACAAGACCAATACCAAAAGAGCATCTACAACGATGGCTTCACTACCCCCTCTTTACAGGTGGGCAAGTACCAATCCTACAACGTCAATTCTCGCAACACACTAACCCTAAACACGGGCTTCGTGGATGAGGGGTATAGCGAAACCATCAAAGACCTTCTCATGAGCGAGAGCGTGGTTGTGTTAAGCGGTGGATCTTGGATAAGCGTAGTGCCTCAACGTGGCAGCGTAGACTACCAAAAGCACATCAACGACAAGACCATCAACTACACGGTGACCTTCGACTACGGATTTGACGAGCGCAGTTTGGTACGATGAACAAGGTAGACATTTACGTTAATGACTTCCGACTGGATGTCTTCAATGATGAGGAAATCAGCATCAACCTATCGGTGCAGAACATTCAAGACATCAGCAAGGTATTCACGGACTTCACGCAGAGCTTCACCGTTCCAGCTACGCCAAACAACAACGAGATACTTCAGTTCTACTTCAACCCAAACATCACTAGTTCGGTCATCACACGCAGGACAAGAGGCGGTGATGAATGGCAGAACGTGGAAATCAATTGGGAGGACTGGACTACGCTATGGAATGCAGGAGGCAGTTCAGAGGTAACCACCAACACCTTTGATGGGCGGCTGCGTCAGGAAGCAAGAATCGAAATCAACTCGTTGCCATTCCGTACAGGGGTAATTCAGATGGAGAGCGTACAACTAAAGGGAACGCAGCCCTATGCCTACACGCTCACGTTCTATGGTGACTTGGTTAATATGACCGACCTGTTCGGTGAGGACTACCTGTACGACCTTGACTTCTCGGCATACGATTTAAACTACACGGATGACAACGTATTCGATGGGCTGACCACCGATGACTTTGGTGAATTGTTCTTCCCTTTGATGAGTCCTGTGAAGAATTGGTACTACAATTCCGATAGCTCGGACGATAACGCTTCCAACATAGCAGCAAACGGAGCAGCAACCGCACACGGAATAAACTACTTTGAACTCAAACCTGCGCTCAAGGTAAGTGCTATCCTTGACGCTATGGAGGCCAAGTACGGCATCACCTTTACGGGGTCGTTCTTGTCATCAGTTCCATTTACGGACTTGTCGTTATGGCTGCACAGGACTGAAGGGTATTTGTACCAAAGCACTACCCCTATCAATTGGCAACTGATTGACTTCAATAGAACCACAGGTGGAGGAACTGAATTTGACCTTGCGACTGAAACTTGGAACGTAGTAGACACCGACCTTTATCAGTTAGACTTAACCATCACCAATGCGGATTCAGCATACGAAATTGGCTTGTTCCAAAATAGTCAGCAGGTTGGCATTATATCAAGTGCTGCTCACGCATCAAGTTCAGTAACCCATACGTTTGTAGGCGTTGGATTCTATGCAGGTGATGCGGTTCAATTATTCATACGCCCTGAAGCTCCCGTTTCATTTAATTACCGAGTAGACAACTACCAAGCGGTTGATGATACTACCACAACAAAACGATTTGAGGTTGACCAAACGGGATTAGCCACTTATTCGTTTACGATGATAGTTTCTGACCTGATGCCTGAAATCAAGGTCAAGGACTTCCTTGCGGGGATTGTGAAGATGTACAACTTGGTCATCGTACCGAATAGCCAAACGAGTTTCTTGCTTCAGCCATTGAGTGATTGGTACGCAGCAGGAAACGATAAAGACTATACGGACAACTTTGACATCACCGAGTACGCCATCAACCGACCAAGCCTATACCGAGAGATAGAGTTCAAGTACCAAGAGACCGACCAAATACTAGGCTTCCAATACCGCAAGACCAACAACACAGGCTTCGGTGATCTACGTGCTTTCTTTGACTTTGATGGTGACACGCTCAATATCCAAGTACCTTTTGAGTGTCCGTTGTTTGAGAGGTTGACCAACCAAACAGGTGGAGCATTAACCGATGTCCTTGTCTACAAGAGCATCACCAACGAGGCTAACGAAGATGGTACGTTTAACCCATACTTGGGCGCACCTGTGCTTTTCTACGGCTACTTTGATGACTACGACATTAGCGGTACTGCGGTGAACTTTGTAGATGCCGATGGCATTAACGAGCGCACGGTGAACGGATGTTGGTACGCCAATACCTCAAACCGCTACTCAAGCGCAGGAGCATCACGCTCCATTTGCTTCGGTGCTGACATTGACCCATACCACCTTCAAAGCGTAAGCCGCAGCTTGTACTACGACTACTGGACAAACTACATCACCGACCTCTACGCCAAGAGCAGACGCATCTATCAAATATCTGCGGTGCTTCCATTGGGCAAGATTCTAACGCTGAACCTTCAGAATGCGGTGGTTTGGAACAATCAGAAGTACCAAATCAATTCAGCGCAAATCAATATGACCACAGGCAAAGCAACATTCGAACTCCTGAACGTAGTATGAAAAACAAGTATGTAAGTTATTTGGTAGAGGTGCTTCAGTCAGATGATTGGTATGGCGTTAGTGAATCGGTAGAGATTGCCAAAGGAAAAAACGCCCTTCCACGAAATTGGTCAGAGGGCTTTAAATTGATTAAAAGGGAATGGCTGAAGAAGTAAATATCAACATTAAGATTACGTCAAACCTTGACGCAACGGCTTCAACTGCAACCAAGTCAATTGACGAGGTAAAGAAAAGTGCTGACGAGGCATCGAAGTCCATTGAGAAAACAGGTAGCGTTACCGAGAAGGCTACTGCGCTCATTGACAAATTCACAGGTGGCCTTGCAAGCAAAATCAAGGGCATAAGCAAATCCACCAAAGAACTCGGTACAGGGCTTGTAAGCGCATTTAAGGCAGGTACAAAAGGAGCTTCAGCACTACAAAAGGCTCTTATTTCAACGGGTATCGGTGCGATTGTCGTTGCCGTAGGAATGCTTGTTGCCTATTGGGATGACATCGTAGAGTTTATTGGTGGAGCATCAGCCGAGCAAGAGAAGCTACTCGCTGCCGCAGAAAAGAACGTAGCGGCTCAACAGGAGGCGTTAGATGCCATCTCACTACAAGAGAACTCGCTTCGCTTGGCAGGTAAGTCAGAGAAGGAAATCCGAGACCTAAAGATTCAGCAGACCAACGAAACCATCACGGCTCTTGAGGCTCAACTCGCCCAACAAGAGGCGATTAAAAAGTCGCAGATAGACGCTGCAAAGAGAAACAGGGACATCCTTACGGGGGTCGTTGAGTTTATGTCTGTTCCGCTAAAGATGCTTCTGACAACGGTAGACTCTATTGGTGCGGCACTCGGTCAAGACTTCGGGCTTGAAAAGAAATTCCTTGATGCCGTTAGTAAAGGTGCATTCGAGAGTATGGCTAATATGGTCTTTGACCCTAAAGAGGTAGAGGAAGAAGCCGCTGAAACCCTCAAGGAAACCCAAGACCAACTCGCAAAGCTAAAAAGTCAGCGTGATGGATTCTTACTTGCTGACAAAAAGGAGAGGGCTGATGCCGCTAAAGCGGCTGCTGACAAGGCAGCAAAAGACGATGAGGCAGCACGTGCTAAAGAGAAGGAACGCCTTGCTGCCATTGCATCCCTAAACAAAGAAACGCTTGACCTTATCGCAGCCAACCAAGAGGCTGCTATTGAGGATGAGGTAGAGCGTGAGAATGTCCGCTTCGCCAACCTTAAGACCAAGCTTCAGCGTGAGCGTGAGGAGCAGATAAAGGCGGCTGAAGGCAACGCCCAATTGATTGCGGCAATCAACGCCAAATACGATGCGTTAGACCAACAGGCTACCCTCGCCCACAACGCAACAATCGAAGGCTTTAACAAAGCAGCTCAAGAGAAGTTAGCAGCTCAAGACAAACAGGCTTCTGATATACGTCTTGGGCTTATTGCCGATGACTTGCAGCGTGAACTTGCATTGCTTCAAGCCAAGTATGATGAAGACGTCAAACTTGCTGAAAACAACGAGAAGCTAAAGGCTGCACTCAAGGAGCAGTACGAGGCTCAAAAAGCAGAGATAGAGAAAAACTACACCAAGCAAACATCTGACCTACGTCAACAAACTTTAAACGCAGAGCTTGACGTTGTGAAGGGTGCGCTTGAGGCAATTGGTCAGATAGCAGGTGAGCAGTCGATATTGGCTAAAACATCAGCAATCGCAGGTGCAATCATCAACACCTACCAAGCCGCAACCAACGCCCTTGCTAATACCCCTGCTCCACCACCATTCCCACAGATTGCAGCAGGTGCAGCTATTGCCGCAGGTCTTGCAAGTGTACGTAAAATCATACAAACGCCCGTACCTAATGGTGATGGTGGGTTGAGTTCGGGTGGTGCTTCCGTCTCTGCTCCTGCCATTCAGCAACCGCAGTTCAACGTGGTGGGTCAAAGCGGAACGAACCAACTTGCCCAAAGCATCAGCAGCCAATTTAACCAACCTGTACGAGCTTACGTGGTAGGACAGGATGTAACCACCTCACAACAATTAGAACGCCAACGAATAAAAACCGCATCATTCGGATGAACCTGATAGAACTAATTTTAGACGAAACGATGGCACTCACGGGCATTGATGCCATCAGCCTCGTAGAGCATCCTGCCATTGAGGAGGACTTCATTGCCCTTAATACCCAAAAGAAGCAGACATTCGCACTCCAAAACCAAGAGAAGCGTTTGCTGATGGGTGCTGCCCTAATACCTGACAAGCCCATCTACCGCACCGATGGTGAGAACGAATACTATGTGTACTTCTCAAAGGACACGGTACGCAAGGCGATGGAGTTGTTCTTTAAAAAGGGCTACCAAAGCAACGCCACCATCGAACACGACTACGAGGTAGAAGGCACTACGATTGTAGAGTCGTGGATCATCGAAGATGAGACCCTTGACAAAAGCCGTGCCTACGGACTTGATTTGCCTGTTGGAACGTGGATGGTGTCAATGAAGGTGGACAACGAGAGCATTTGGAAGCGTGTTAAGGATGGCGAGTTCAAGGGCTTCAGCATTGAGGGCTACTTTGTGGACAAGGTAAACTTGGCCAAGCAAGAGATTGCCAAATTGGAGGAGCAAGAGGCGGCTTTATTATTGAGCCAAATCGTAGGCATCATCAAGCGTGATGGACGCAAGAAGTCAGGTAAACGCACGGAGCTTGAATCCTATGCTGACTACCCACAGGCGGTAAGCAACAACGCCAAGCGTGGTATTGAACTGAACGAAAAGAACGGCAACAAGTGCGCTACCGATGTGGGCAAGGTTCGTGGTCAGCAACTCGCACAGGGTAAAGCCATCAGCGTAGAGACCATTACTCGGATGCACTCGTACCTATCAAGAGCCGAAACCTACTACGATGAGAACGATACCACCTCTTGCGGCACTATCAGCTACCTCTTGTGGGGCGGCCTTGCAGGTAAGCGTTGGGCAGAATCCAAACTGAAGGAACTCGGTAAATTATGACCACCACACTAAATTCAGCCATCAAGGTTCAGACCGATGTCATCACCGATGCGGAGCGTTTGACCTATGCCATTGAGGAGGGGTCAATCGTTCAGACCGAAACGGGATATTGGATTGTGCGTAGTGGTGCGTGGGTGAATCTCAATTCAAGCGATGCACAAGGTCTTGGATGGGTGCGTTGGGATGATGACCAATACACCTCTGCAAGTAAGTTTACCATCGCTCAAGATGCTACCGAAACGCTGCCTAATAACGCAGCAACAATCACCTCATACCTAAACACTCCAACCGACCTGTACAACCCCACCACGCAGCGTGTGTATGGCATCAAGGAGAACGATATGTATGTTGCTACGATTGTCTTCACGGCAAGTGCAGCAAACGCCAACGTCACCTACGGGGAATTAAAACTCGAAGGAGGCAATGGAACTCCCTACGAGCGTTTGGCAGCAACAATCGCATTCCCCAAAGGAAACGATGTAGCCCATCCATTCCACTATGTGTTCCAATACTACGTTGACGCTGACTTTGTAGCCAACGGAAACTTTTGGACTGTTACCGCAACAGGCGGAGCAATCCAAATTTGGGACTGCATTATGTTCATTCAAAGAACCCAATCACGATGATGCGACCACAAAAACTACCCGTAGCCTCACCAAGAGGCGGCAACAGAGGATGCCTCTGCAAAGACAACACCTACTCTCGTAAGTGCTGCGATGGGTCTTTACCTGCTCAAGGGATAGGCTCACTCGTAGGGCAAGGTGATGTAATCATCAACCCCTAAAATGTAACAAATAACCAACCCCCTTTTATTTAGTTAGATATGAAAGCAAATACTATCTTAAACCGAATCCTTGCAGAATTGGCCTCCGTCCGTGAGGTTAAGTTTGCAACAATGAACCTTGAGAACGGAGCCGTTCTTGAGGCTGAAGCCTTTGAAGCAGGAAACGAAGTTTTTGTCGTTAGTGGCGAAGACCGTGTTCCAGCTCCAGTTGGAGAACACAAGCTTGAAGATGGTCGCATCCTCATCGTCTTGGAAGAAGGAATGATTGCAGAAATCAAAGAAGCCGAAGCACCTGTTGAGGTTGAAGTTGAGATGCAGTCTGAAGAAGCCGTAGCCGTTGCCGAAGAAGTAGCTTCAGAGGCCGTAAGCGAGGTTACTGAAGAAGTTGCTGCCGTTATTGAGGTAGCCGTTGCTGAAGCAATCGCCCCACTCGTTGAGGAGATTCAAAGCGAAATGAAAAAGATGAAGGACGAGATGGGCAAGTACAAGCAAGAGCTTGCTGCTGCCAAAAAGGAGTTCAGCTCACAAGCTGCTGCCAAGCCCATCAAGCACAACCCTTCAAAAGAGCAAGCCAACAAGGTAGAATTTAACCGCCCGATGAAGGCG